ATTAGATTTAGGTGCAAATATCGGTCTATTCGCTTTACATATTAGTCCATGGGCAAAAAAAATATACTGTGTTGAACCTACTCCTAATCATTTTAATCTATTGACTAAATTGACGGAATCATATTCGAATATAAATAGGATTCAAGGTGCAATATCTAATAAAACAGGAACAGATATTTTTTATAGCTTTTTTTCAAATACTACAATGAATTCTCTTATTAACAGAGGAGAAAATAGTTTTGAAGTTAATAGCTATTCGATAAAAGATCTTATACAATCTTTAAAATTAAAAAAGGTCGATTTTATAAAAATGGATATTGAAGGATCAGAGACAATAGCTTTAAATGAAGACGTAATCTCTTTTATGAGTAACATAGTTTCTAAGATCTTAATTGAATTTCACGAAGTTGGTGGAGTTGGTTATACAGAACAAAGAGCGATATTTGAACAAATCTTTATTAAGTACGGATATGAAATAAAACACTTCGGACCAGATGGATTATTTTGTTTAAAATTATAAAAAAATAAAAATGAAAACAGCTTTTTATATCATTATAGGCGATAGTCATTATCATGGATGCAGAACTGATGAATTTATAAAATCTTTTAAAAATTTTCATCCAGATATAGATTTAATTATATTTGGACAAAAAGATATAGATAATACTTTTTCTGAAGATTCTAGATTGAATTTTTATAATTCAAAAGCAACCTTTGCAAAAAAATTATATAATGATTATGATCTAGTTGTTAATATAGATGCCGATCATTTAATATTAGGGGAATTATCTGAAATATTAATAGGAGACTATGATATATCAGCTCCTGCAAATTATAATTCACATCTAAATTCTGGAATTGGAATAAATAGTTTTGCTAGTTCTTGCGGAGTTTTTAAAAGTAGTGAATTAATTCAATTTAACAAATATATACAAGGTGGCTTAATAGCGAGTACATCTAAAGATTTTTGGGATAAGTATGAGTATATGTCATTAAATTATTCAGATCTTTTTGGAAATAAAGAAAACGATATATTGAATATAATATGTCACATGCTTCCTTATAAATTTAAAGTATTAGAGGGAGCTTTTGAGTATACAGATCCAAATTTTTCTTGTTATTATGGATGTTCTGCTTTAGGAAGAGAAAATCAAATAGTTGTGTCAAATGGAAGATTAGAATTAGATGGAAAACCTATAAAAGCTTATCACTTTGCCGGAGGAGGAAATAATAAAGCGCACCCTAGTAGTTTATTTTCTTCTGAAGTTGTAAATTTCATATATAGTAATATAGTTAAATAATGAAGGTAGCATTTTGCACTCATGTCTCTGATAATTGGTATTATAGTATAGGAGCCGATAAATTACGTAAGTCTATAAAACATTTCCATCCAGAAATAGATTTTTATTGTTTTGGAGACAAAGAAATTTCTGATCTATTTTCCATACATCCTAATATAAACTGGAATACTCTAAACCCAATAGTATCATATCAACTTATAGATGATTACGATATTGTAGTTCATTTTGATGCAGACTCTATGATTGTCGGAAAGCTTGATGAATTATTAGATGAAAGCAATCTTCAGTTTGATATTATAGGAGTTAGAAATAACAATGATTATAACAAAGCAGGAAAAGATCACTACATTACTCAACAAAATATAGATCCACAAAATTATCTAAATGCTGGATTAGTTGCTATTACCAATAAAACCCTATTGGAAGAATGGATTCATAGAAATATATCTTATGGAAATAATCTACCATTCCAAGAACAGTCAGTTTTAAATGAATTACAGCTAAGTTATAAAACAAAAATTTTAGATCCAAAAGAATCAGGTGTATATTACGGTATTTCAAATCTATTTGGGAATAATACTCATTGGGATAGTTGGAAACAAATTAGTATTATTGGAGATGATTTAGTTTTAAATAATAAAAAAATTAAAATATTACATCACGCTGGTGGACATGGGGCAAAAAAGCTAGACTTTGATCTTTTTAATGATACAGTAAAAGATAGACTAAATAAAATCTATGAAAGTAGTAATTAATCAACCTTTTGGAATAGGAGACATACTATTCATAAGTCCTATAGTAAAACTAATAGATGCAGAACATACTGTGTGGCCAGTAGTAGATCATTATTATTGGATAAAAGATTATATAGAGATTGATAATTTAACTTTTATTGAACAATCTAAGTTCGACAAAAATTTATATTTAGACTATATTGAAGTCCCGTTCCAACATGCTCATTCAATATTTCCAGAATCTCAAGATTGTATGGAAGCGAAATATAAATTATTTAATGTTGATTTAAGTATGTGGAGATCTTTATCTTTTAAAAGAAATCACAAAAAAGAATCAGAACTTAAAAAATTATTAAATATTGATTCAAATGATAAGTTTATATTCATTAATAATAATTTTGCATCTAAAGAATATAGTTATAAAGTTGATATAAAAATTGATTCGAATCTAAAAATAATTTATCAAGAGTATATTGATGGATATACTTTGCTTGATTGGTGTGGAATATTAGAACAAGCTACTGAGATTTACACAGTTTCTACAGCTTTATTTTTTATTATAGAATCTTTAAATCTCTCTAAAAATCTTCATTTATATCCAAGAAAACCTTTAGATAAAGATTTAAGTCCGATAAAATCATTAATAGCTAGTAAATGGATTTGTCATGAATAAAATAAAAGTATTTCTTCGTCATTGGAATGGTGCTAATAAACGGAAATTAGATGTTAGACCATCTTGGTTTTCTTATGAAAAATGCTATAGATCTATTAAGAAAGCAGATATAGACTTAACTATTTTACTAGATGGAACAAAAGAAGATCATCATTTTAAATTTGATTATGAAGACAAGATAGTAGAATTTATTGGGGGCAATGATGCTTCTAGTTTACTATATGCTCTTAATTATATAGAATCTTGTAATTTAGAAGATGAAGATATAGTTTACATAATAGAAGATGATTATTTACATAAAGATGGTTGGGATCGAGTACTATTGGAATCTTTTAATTCCTTTAATGTAGACTATGTAACTCTGTATGATCACCCAGATAAATACTTTTTACCTATGTATGATAATCTCCAATCAAAAATACTTCATACTCAATCATGTCATTGGAGAACAACTCCCTCTACTTGTAATACATATGCAGCTCGATGGAAGACTTTTAAAAAACATTGGTTAGATTTTCATATAAAATACTGCTTACCAGAATATACTCATGATGGATATGATCACACTAAGTTTTTAGAATTATGGAATCATGGATCCAATCTTATTTCCTGTATCTCAGGATATTCAACTCATTGTGAAAATCAATTCCTATCTCCTACAATAGATTGGTCAAAAATATGAATAAAAGTAAAAAGATCTCAGTAATAATACCAACGTATAAAGAGCCAGAATATCTTGATCTTTGCATCAAATCAGCTATTTCTGGACAGTTTAATCACAACCAGATAATAGTTATCGTAGACGGGTTTTATGACCTAAATAAGTCAGTATTAGATAAGTACAAAGACGAAATAGATACAGTCGTTTTAGAAGAGAATCATGGGCTTTGCAGAGCCACGAATATTGGGGTCTATAACGCAAAACATGATCTGATCTTGGTAGTGAATGATGACAACGTGTTTCCTATGAACTGGGACGTAGATCTGCTGAGTGCATTCAGACCCGGATCCGTGTTGTCCCCAAACCAGATAGAACAGAGCCCCAGCATATTCAACCAGTTTCACATAAAGGACTTAGGAAAAACAATAGACGATTTCGATCTTCACACATTTACTCAGTATTCCACATCGATAAAAAAAGATGAAGTCGAAGAACACTGTGGATCGACTCTCCCTTTCATGATGGAGAAGAGAGACTTTTTGAGACTGGGTGGTTGGGACGAGAACTATCCCACAAATGGTGTTGTCGCTGACTGGGACTTCTTTCTCAAGTGCAACATATCGGAACTCATGATGACTAGAACCTACAACTGTCATTTCTACCACTTTGCGCAGATAGCAACAGGTACCCAAAGAAGAGAGCAAGAGATACAAGGACACGAGTACTCTAGATACAAGTGGGGATCTTACATCAAACATGATCCAGAAAGTAACCTCAAATACATAGACTGAGAACTTCTATTTTAAAATCTCGTCCTAATTCGGTATATTCTTTAAAAGGCATTTCATGGAACCTAAACGTACTCAAAAGAAACATCAGGAAATACTAAGTAGGATAATCACACTAGGAGAGATAGACGATGATAACGTGAACGAGGTCATAGGCCTTATACACGAGATCAACAAAGAAGACGCTAAGAAATCGATCGAAAGCAGAGAGCCGATACAGCTGATACTCAACTCACCAGGAGGACACGTCTATTACGGTTTCGGTCTGGTGGACTGCATAGAGTCCTCACAGACTCCAGTTCATGTTATAGTTCAAGGTCACGCGATGTCAATGGCTCTTCCGATACTCTGCGTTGGACATACGAGAAAGATGAGCGGAAGGTCGACTTTGATGTACCACGAAATATCTTGGGAGACAGCTCAGGAAAAGCTAAGGTATCATAAGCAGGAGGCTAAAGAAGGAGAAAGACTTCAGGAGATGTATGATGAGATCATCTTGTCTCGTACAACTGCTACTAAGAAAAAGCTAAAGGAAGTCAAAGACAAGAACCAAGAGTGGTACATAACCCCAGATGAAGCATTAGAGCTAGGATTTATAGATGAGATCATCTAACCAGACAGTATATTTATATACAAGAAACAGACATAAAGATGGCAATGATACCAAAACCAAGAACTAGCGTAACAATAGATGGTCAGAAACTAGGACTTCAGTTCGATCTAAATACTAACGAAACAAAAATAGGGATCAAGATGCAGTTTGTATTAGATTCTGAAGAAGTAGATCCTAAGATAAAACAAGAGCTAACTCAAAAGATATCCACAGCTTTACAGAAAAGATTCGGTGATGCTGGTGTGATGGTGGACTTCGATGACAGGAATCCATTTGAGAATGTCATAGGATTTTTAGTTCCTTTAAACTCAGTAGCTAATATATTAATTAAGATTCTTAAAGGAGAACACCATTGATTTATTTATATGTAAATAAACCCAGAAAATGTTATGGCAGTAAAGAAAGAAGTTCCAATAAGAGCTATATTTGACCAAGTCCATATGCTAACGTCTGAAGACGTAATAAGGTCTGAACCTTTCAAGAAGTTGTTAAAAGAAAAAGCGCCAGCAGTGATCGCAGAAGCCCATAAATCCAACAGCGTATTTGCAACTTTATTTGAGATCAATGATTCAGGATGCTATATAGAACTCCATAGAAATGACTGGCCTAATGCTCTAGAGGCATGCGTTTCTATGTACGTAGAAGAAGAAGACTATGATACTTGTGGAAAGATAACAGCTCTAATGCATGAGATAAAGGATAAGCACAAGAGATTAGCAAAAAAATAGGTCGTATGGAAGAGTATAAGAACATACAAGGGGCAGTTAATACAATACTGAATGTACAGTCCTTTGTAAAAAGGAAGTCTCAGAGAGGAGGAGTAGAGAAGAAGCGAGAATCTTTCGTCAAGATAATAAACATGATAGAAGAGTCCATAGTTCGCTCTAATATAATGTACAATGAGTTAGAGATGGACATGGCAAAGTATGAAGAGAAGTTCTATGCAGTCATAGACTACCTTCTGCTAACCACATATGGCCCAGAATGTTATGACCTCGTAAGCTTTTATCTTTGGGAAAGAATGGACGAATCAGGACAGTCTTTGTCGCTGATAGACACCCAAGGAAATGAGATAAACATGACCAGCCCGTACGACTTATGGGATCTCATGGTCAAGATCAACCCAAAACTTAAGTAAGATGGCAGCAGGATTATTTGATGATCCCAAGAAGGGCATAAAATCTTGGGCAGCGCAATACGTAATAGCAGAATCTGAGATAAGGAAGGCAATACAATTCTCCAACCATATAGACAAAGCTGCAAAGCACATACATGTAAGCCCATATAGGTTCAAGATTTGGGCAGACAGATACCTAGACTCTGAGACAGGTCTTACTCTGTTAGAACTCCAGAGAAAGAACTTGCTGATAGAAAAATCCAAGAAGGTAGGATCAAAGCCAAAGAAGCGTGGAGTTAAAGGAAAGGGGCAGTATTCAAAGCTTGATATCACTGAAGAGCAGATACGCAAAGCGATGGAGATCACAAACTCCAATAAAGAGGCTTCTGAAGTCTTAGAAGTATCTTATCCGAGTTATAAAAAATACGCTAAAGCTATCACAGATGAAGAGACTGGGATGACTTTGTACGAGCTTCAGCATGAGAAGTGGAGAAAGGTCAACTATGAAAGGTTTATGGCTAGAAAGGAATCTGGTTGGTTCGAGCGGTTGGCAGAAAGAAAACGCAAGTGGGAAGAGAATAAGTTTAAGAAAGGAGAATGCCCATACAGCGAAAGACCTGAGGAGTGGAAATGGAAAGGTCTTCAGCTGTCAGAAGAAGTCATCCGCAATGCGATGAAGAACACCAGAAGCAACAGAGAAGCAGCAGAGTGGATAAGAGTGTCATATAAAACCTGGAAGAAATACGCAAAATCCTATGTTGATCAACAAACTGGAAGAACTCTATTCGATCTTCACGTAGCAAAAGGAGGCAAAGGAGTTCCTAAGGTCAGAAATATACGTAATCAAGCAAACCCAAGAGCATTGATCTTAGGATACCAGCTTATAAAAGGACAGCATTGTACACCAAAGAGGATAGATGAACTTGCAGCGCGTTTGATGAAAGATGGGAGGCTCGGATTTTGTTGCAAAGAATGTGGGTTCTCACAAAAGAGACCGATAGATATGAAGATCCCATTGATGCTTAACTTCATAAATGGAGATAGAACAGATTGGACGGAAGAGAACTTGAGGTGGCTGTGTTATAACTGCTCTTTTCTACTGTCGCTTGACAGCTTCACTAAGTCTAAAAGACAGATTCTCCAAGCCATACCACCAGAATCACCAGATGCAACAGAAGAACTTGAGTCTTTTTATAAGATAGATGAATTCTACTTGGAACATCTTAAACACCTTGGAGTTAAAGATATGGCTGAGAATGTCAAAGCGCAGGAGGATAGATTAAAAGATCACCCCAAGCCGACATCAAAAGACATGACGCATCCAGATTTAGAAGATCTAATAGACTACAGATGAAAAAGATCCATTTTACAAATAAACTCATGCTATTGATCTGGACACCTATGGTCAACATGGTAGATGTCAATTTTAAGGTCAGATCTCTAACACGAAGTCATCTTGAAAGATCACTGCACGATAAGTTAGAAGATAGGATAAAGTTTAAAGTGATGATACCTATAGAATGGAGAATGAATACTCCACTCTAAAGATAAATTTTATAGAGATCATAAATAAGCTTACATTTGTATTATATATTATTAACCAATAAAAGTTTCAAAAGTATGAAAATGACAAATCTGGCAAACCGCCCAGCAAACTACACACTCCGTACCTACATTCAGAAGGCAGTGATCGCAAACCGTCGTATCCGCAAAGGAGATGTTACTAAGATATCCGAATTAACCGGATATTCTATTGGTCATGTAAGCGATGTGATCGCCGGAAGAGAGATAAATTCTGTAGTAATGAACCGAGTGTTCAACATGACTCGGGGCAGAAAATCGAATGCTGAAATGATCTAAATCTCTTCAGTGATTTACCAAGACCCACTGGGCCTAAAAATCTAGTGGGTCTTTTATTTTAGATGATAATATATTTATAACTTAGAAGATAAATTACGGAGAAGCAAAACTTTTAGCTAATTTTACACTACAATAAAATAAAAAAATAACATGAACAAGCTAATTAAAGGTCATCAGGGTGACGTACAGTTTCGCCAGCTATCAGAGCTTCCAAAGAATCTGAAGAAAGTAAAGAATCAGCCGCTCGCTTATGGTGAGCATTCTGGACACCAACATTGTTTGACAGGGGATGTTGAATTGTTTATGGCAGAAGACGGAACATTCTTCACAGCTGTTGGTGGCGATGGTGCAACTTTGCAACATATCCACGAGTCAAGCATGTTTAACAATGAATCTGCATGGACTTCAACAAAGGAGTTACCTATGGCAGATCATAAACCACTTCAATTCTCTGAAGGCATATATGAAGTTTGGATACAAGGAACGTATAATCCTTATACTCGACTTATGGAAAAAGTGATAGATTAATAAAAGTCAGATATTTATTATAGATAGAAAATTACTAGGAATAATTATCTATAATAGACTCATTGGCTCATAGAGTGTTGGATGTTCCTAGCTCCTTCACTTGACTGAGCCACTTTTATTTTATGGCATATGTCTATAGACACAGAAGATTAGATAAGAATGAAATCTTTTATATAGGAATAGGGTCAGATAACAAAGGAAAATACAGCAGGGCTTATTCTAAAGACAACAGAAATAAGCATTGGGATAATCTAATTAAACTTACAGAATACCAAGTAGAAATAATCTCAGAAGATTGGTTGACTTGGGAAGAAGCTTGTGAAAAAGAGAAATTTTGGATTAGATTCTATGGAAGAGTTGACTTAAAGACCGGATCTCTTGTTAATATGACGGATGGTGGCGATGGAAACCTTAATCCATCTTATGAAACAAGAGAAAAAATATCCAGTAGATACTATCCAGTTGGAAAAGAAAACCCAAAATATAGAATTCCATTATCTGAAGATCATAAGAAAAAAGTGAGTCAAAATCATCATGATGTATCAGGAAAAAATAATCCTATGTATGGATCTATTGGTGGATTTTTTGGTAAAAAGCATAAAGATAGCTCTAAAATTAAGTGTAGTTTAGCAAAAATAAAAAAAATTCAGCACTTGGAAACAGGATTAATATTTAATTCTCAAAATGAAGCTGCATTATATTTTAAAATATCACCATCTCTTATAACTCTATACAAAAAACAAGGAAAATTTATCTTACTTAAAACTTAAATTACAAGATCTCAAAGGTTTTTATTACTTTTATAACACACCAAACAAAAATTAAGGTTTTATGATTAGCTTAGAACAATTCACGGACGAAATCAAAGCAAAGATCCCCGATTACATCGACCACGCTCTTGACGGAGTATTCGACGGTAAGAACTACAAGAACTTCGACAAGGAAGCAGCACTTGGTATTGTCAATAAGCTGTATGACACGGCAGAAAAGCCTCGTCCAAAGCATCTGATCGTGGTAGAGAATCCTCTCGAAGCGAAGATCATGTACCACTACCTCGTAGAGAATGAGAACATGATAGAGTGGGCAGCACAGGGCATCGAAAACATCCCGGAAAAAGACCTGGCCAAGTTCATCAAGGACAACAAAGGCACGATGAAGTTCGTAGAGTCTTCTCTGTTCAGCATCGGCATCTACGCCCGTTACTACTACACGTGGTACAAATTCATACAGGACGAGTTCAAGATCGAGACCACAGGAGCTGCCAAAGAACTGAACGAGCTCGAGGCTCTCAACTGGAAGGCCAACATATACTCGGCCATATTCTGCGAGGAAGTCTGCATCGTCAGCAAGCATCCTACCAAGATCGTACGCAACTCGGCCAATCTTCTCCACAACCCAGCTTACCAGGCAGTGACTTGGAACAGCACCTATCCTTGCACAGCTTGGGACGACTGCTACTACATCAACGGTCGACACATTCCCACAGAGATATTCAACAAGGCAAAATCCCTTACTCGTGAAGAGTTCGTCAAAGAACGCAACTCAGACTACAAGGGTGCATGGTACGAGATCCTTGGTCAGAAAGGAGTCATGGACTTGTTGGGCGCCAAGGAGTTTGATAAGCAGACCATAATGCACGCCAACGGAGATCTCGAAGAGGTGACGTTGCTCAAGACAGAAGAGAAGTTCGAAGAGATAGACAACCAACCATTTGCGTGGGTCAAGATGGTATGTCCTTCCACAGGCACACAGTACCTTCAGGGAGTAGAGCCACACCACACAGATGCCATAGCTGCGATAGCTTCGCTTAGCAGGTTGTCAGCTGATGAGTATAGGTTTGACATGAGATCTTAAGAAACCACAACAATACTAAACCAGCTTCCGTACTCGCCCGTCTCACGGAATAATTAAGGCAATGTAGACATTTGCGTATCATTGATCTAACTGGAAGTGTTGTTTAAATTAAAGTTATGAAGCAGATAAATTCACAGCTCAGGTTACAGCTCAGGTTACGGCTCTATTCACAGCTCTGGTCACAGCTCAATTCACAGCTCTGGTCACAGCTCGGTTCACAGCTCGGTTCACAGCTCTGGTCACAGCTCGGTTCACAGCTCGGTTCACAGCTCTGGTCACAGCTCGATTCACAGCTCGATTCACAGCTCCAAAATACATAAATGAAAGTTATGAAGCAGATAAACTCACAGCTCAGGTTACAGCTCAGGTTACGGCTCTATTCACAGCTCTATTCACAGCTCGGTTCACAGCTCGATTCACAGCTCGATTCACAGCTCGGTTCACAGCTCGATTCACAGCTCGGTTCACAGCTCGGTTCACAGCTCGGTTCACAGCTCGGTTCACAGCTCTGGTCACAGCTCGATTCACAGCTCGATTCACAGCTCCAAAATACATAAATGAAAGTTATGGACACAATAAAACACATCATTTTCGGAACTCCAGCAACTGGAGAAAACATCATCGATAGACAACCTGGATTCAGAACGTACTATCCAGATTCTCAAGTCGAATTCAATACCTGGTCGTATCTCTTGAAAGTGGGATCCAGGGTCAAGAAGAATGATCAAGTGAATCCATGGTATAAAAACCGTAAGTAATATGAATGAGATAAATTCACAGCTCGATTCACAGCTCAATTCACAGCTCTATTCACAGCTCTATTCACAGCTCGGTTCACAGCTCAGGTCACAGCTCAGGTCACAGCTCAATTCACAGCTCTGGTCACAGCTCGGTTCACAGCTCGGTTCACAGCTCAATTTACAGCTCTGGTCACAGCTCGATTCACAGCTCCAAAACATAAAAGCATGAAGAAGATCAATAAGTTAAACGTCATCAGGATAATATCATTCGTCCTATTTACTTTCTATCTGACTTTCAACGGAGTAGATATAAAGATAGGCAGCTTGAAAATTTACGCAAAAGGACTGATAGAAAGATACAAATCTGGCAAATAGTCTGATATTTATTGTTAGTAAATTTCATCAGATGTTCAGATCCATGTTAGAGGTCCCAGCAAACCCGGTCAACGCAGAGGGGATACAGAATTACGTCCTTCAGTACGGGATCCTGGGAGTGATAACGGTCGTTTTGGCCTACGTAGCGTTCCAACAGTATCAAAAGCTGGTAGAAAGGAACGAGATGCTGGAAGAGAAGATCGACCGAGTACAGCAGGAGATGAACGATCTGCTTGTAGAAGAGAGAGACAGGATGTCAAAACTGATACAGGACAACACCCAAGCTCTCAACGATCTGCAAAAGACCATACTAAACTTCATGATCACCGAAAGAAAATAGGTCCATGCTTAACTACTACGTTTACATACTGTTCTTCTCTACGATCGTAATCCTGTCTTTAAAGAAGAAGAACAACAAGATGGCAAGATACTACAAAGAAGAAGAACAAGAAAAATAGACTTCTCCCTATCGCAGATAAAGTTTATATTTACCACACACAAACAGTTATAGACCAATGGAAGAACCAATATATTATTGCAAAGTATGCGACACTGCCATACACCCTAAGAGAGTAGAATTGGGATACAGGACCACGTGTGTCAACCACTCTGAAGCCAAAAAGTTCGTAGGGCTCATAGTCACAGAGGGAAAAGAGAGCGAAGAGGTGTCATCGATACAAGTCATTCGAGACCCTAGTCTTGCCCAAGAGATAGAGAGACTCAAGTCTTCGAACCAGTCAGATATTTATTAGAAACACAACGAGATGTCATACGTTAAAGAAGCCATGAAAGGACTGAGTCCAGACGATCAAGACCAACTCAAACAGTACGGAACTTCGATAAAGGAGATCAAGAAGAAGATGTTAGAGTTGATACACAAAGGCAACGCTAACCTCACAGAACAGGGAGGCAACATGTCTTCTGGACTCGTGCTGCATGATGAAGAGTAAAACCAGACAAGATGGACCAGATAGTAGTCACATTAGAAAGCCTCATTGAAGAGGTAGAGAGTGCATTGGAATACGGTAAGTCATTAGGATATGCCGAATGTCTAAGTCATACAATGCAAGGTAAACCAGCATCTGACGATCCAGAAAAAGCTATCAAACATTACATAAAACAGTTGATAGAAGACTACACAGAAGATTAATCACACCCAAAACAATAAAGTATATGAAGACGGTAAAGATCACAAAAGACGGCCAGTACAAAAGGCTGAACGACCAAGAGGCACACTCTGTCGTATCTTCAAACAAGGCCAAGTACGTTCCAAAATCAGAATGGAAGAATAATGTTCGAGACTACAAAGTAGACAGGATCTTGGAAAAGGAGGCCAAATCCAAGCCATGACATCGCTGATCATCACACTGTTCTTCTGTCTTGAGTTCTTATCGTACTCTAGGAACATGCTTCTGAGAGTAAACAGAGACCTAAACCAAGAAGACCTAGCGCCGGAGACAGAGGTGCTCCCAGAAAATCACTAAACATCAAATAGTTTCAATTCTAGGCATCCAGATCTTTCAGACTATACAACGCATAGGTTTGGATCTGGACTGTCCTGTTTTAATCCCGAATGAGCATATGGACCAGTTAATAGTGTGCGCGCTGTCGCTGATAGATTGCGCGTTGATAATACTGCTACACAGATCTAAGAAGAAAATATCAAATGCAGATCCGGTGGCGTCTCCTATCTTGGTAGTAGAAAGCATATTCGTGATCTTTGCTCTTTGTCTTGGAGTTAAGTTGACGATGTTCTTACTTTAGAGATAGATTTCTTTCCTATTAGACCTTGTGTTACTTTTATATCTATGAAGCAGATCACATTCGGTTACAACGAAGGAGTTGTGTATGCCATCCATAAATTTTTTGACTCAAAAAATCTTATAGGATCGTACATGAATGCGGCCGCAATGCCATATTTTGAGTGGACAGGAGTCTTTAGCAGATCGATATTATCAACAACATTTCCTATAAAAGAGCAAGTACAAACAGCATGGCCGATATAATAAAGTTCAGAAAAGAAGACATCAAAGATCAGCATGCGCTGGCCCAGATGGTACAAGAAGAGACCAAGAGGATATACGAATCTCCTAGGGCAAGAAAAGGCAGAGCTTGGTCTGTGATAGAGAAGATGGTCTGGCAAGGAAAGCCGGCAGAGATGTGGCTCATAGAGAATTTGGGATACACTCCAGCTCCTCCTACTGTAAACTCAAAAGGTGAGCATACATACTACCATGACTTGATAGATCCCAACGGGGTAGACATCACCGAGGTCAAAGCCTGGACAGAAGATCACATCAACAGAGGAATAGAGACTACGGTCAGAAAGATACTTTCTGGAACTTGGAACATGAGTACTCAGGTGGTGGTGTTCGCATTTGAACCGCAAGACCACACATACACATACATAGATAAGATACAGATCAGATGAAATCAGTAATAGCGATAAGTCAAAGCGTCTTTTCTTGGAGAAGATTAGTAGAGGATCAACTTTATGGAGGCGTAAAAATCCAAAAGACCAAACTCAAAACCTTTGTAGAATCTTTTAATACTTTTAACAACGAGCTCCAACTAAGGGCCATAAACCTAACAATACAACCAATCTCAAGATGAGACAGCTGCATCGTATAGAATTCTTAGGCAAAATACAACCTTGGGTACTATTCAGAGGGTTAGATAACGTAGTATTCAATGATCTGATATTCGATAACCTCATAGATCCAAAGTATCCACAGATGCGTCAACTTAGAATTTATTATTTTTAGTATAACATGAAAGACACAGAGATCATATTCGCTAAGATAGTCGATTCTTGCGATCTGTCAGAAAGACATCCAAAGGAGTTTCCATCTATACGTGAATTAAATCGTCACATTTATAACATATACTCTTCGTTTGGCGATCAATTAAGAGGAGTCGGTAGACCATTAGAAGATCAACTCCACATTCAATGAAAAATATAACAGGTTACATAGAGAGGAGTGACGCTCTAAGGTCAGAACAGATAGATACACTAAGGATAAAACTGGAACCGAGCTCAATAGACATGGAACTAACGAGAGCTCACATGTACAGGATCATCTCAGCATTAAAAGATAGGATAGAATAATGAAACAGATATCATACCAGATGATAATCAGAAATCCTGGAAAGATAGGATCACAACTGGACACTCCACATAGCGTAAAGTCCAAGTACTACTCCATGCCAAAAGGATATATGATATAGACTATGGATCACTAAGAACCGATTGGACAACAAAGCTAATCCTATGGACACTCCCGCTAAAAGCATCCCAACTATTGACTGAACTAGAAGAACGACTGAGGACGACACGATGAAACAGAATATTATAGAGATGACATCGATCCAAGACACAGTGATCAAAAGACTACCAAAGGATATCATGAACACAATTGATAATTTCCTAGAACTACAACAGGTACTATCACTCATACCTATAATACGACTAGAAGAATAGAACCACATCATAAATAAAAAACCAGAATAATAATCAACTATATGAAGAAGACACAGATAATGATACTAGGACTGATAACAATGACTATATCAAGTACCATGTCATGCGACTATCCACACTCAGGGAGAACAGTAGTAAAGATAGAGAACACCAAGAACGACTACGAATGCCTATACTACACGGAAGTATAGGAGGAGTATACGGACGGTGTGATCTGTACAGGGTAGGAGACACGCTGAGGCTGACACGATAGGATGAGAGAGAGATCGAGCTCTGCGACTATGAAGATATTTCTAAGTGTGGTACCAACAAGAGAAAGTGGTACTTATAATAAAAAAGGTATTTCAAAGCAGTAAAAGGTATTAAAAGCTACCAAAAGTAGGAAGAGATACCCAGTAAATAAAAAAGGTATAATACGGAGCATTCTCTTGCGAAGAAAAATCCATCTCCGTAGTACACCATATATATTTTATGCTAATGCATACCACCATGGACTTATATTTCCTTAGATCAAAAAAGTATTTCTGACAACAAAAAACGATCTGCAATGTCAAGCAACAAAAAAGAATGGCTTCATATGCAAGCAGACTTGTAGTACATTTGTCCATATGAATATCTTGCACAGCATAACGTGGATGGGAGTTATGAACTCAAGCATAGGAGCACAGCTTGACCACCCAGACATCGCTAGAATAGTATACTGGATCTCTTTGGGCGCAGAGAGCTTGACAGCAGTAGATACAGCCATAGATAGGCAGAAGCTTTGGACTTGAAACGAAAAAAGTACTTAGATCAAAAAAGGTATTTATATTTACATCAAAATGAAAAATGGACGACAACAAGCCTCTGAGTTACGTCGAAAACAGGATCTCTAAGACCTATCCCACAGAGGTGGGATCTCCCAACTTCAAGCCAGAAGACTTAACGGTGTTCAACCAAGAGAACACGAGTATGGTCAGATCTCACTACGCTTCCAAGTTCGACCACCTGTCCAGAGAGTGGCAGCAGCTTTTAGACGAGGTGAGAGACAACGAGCTTGTGTACTCTTCCAAGTATAACTTTCAACCAAAGGCAGGATCAGTGTATCACCTGTACGGATCTGAGAGCGGGAATTTTTTGAGCTTGATCTCCCCACAGGAGTGGGGTAACAGATACAGCTACCTGGGAAGCTTCAAATTCAATTTTGACGGAAGATGGATAAACTGCACCCAAAAATAAAAAAGGTATCCAGAAAACAAAAAAGGTATGTAAATTGAAAAAGATATTTTTGTGGCTCTTTCCTTTATCAGGATCTCATAAAGAACAATTAATGTTAAAGGTATCTCCAAATGCAAGATCACTCTTCGATAGAGAGATGAAAGATATAGAGAACTTGATCGATAATGTCATGATCGTTTTGGAAGCCAAGATAAATTAAGAAAACAAATATCTGACAAAAAGTTTCCTAGATTCAAAAAGATTTTGTACTTTTACTCTATGGAAAACACAACAAAAAAACTGGTAGACCGGCTGAAGTCAGGAAAGGTGCGCTTCCAGTTCACTAAAAAGGACGGGACTGTTCGCGTGGCTGTAGGCACGACCAACCCAGACATGCTACCCGCGCAAGGAAAAAGAGACTACTACGGGATCCCGAAAAAAGGAGTCGTGACGTTCTACGATCTAGAGGCAGATGGGTGGAGGTGTGCCCAGGAGACTGCAGACATAGAGATCTTGGACTGATGTGAAAAAGAATACATATGAGAATCCTTGTATGAGGATCTCTTTAATACGATAGAGAAAAAGTGTCGCGTAGGACGGAGTATACCCATCTTCGGCAAGTAACTCCGAACCTTTCAGTGGCCGCTGGCGTGCGATGCTTGATCTGACGTAAAAGTAGGAAAAATACCCGACACTTGAAACTTATTTGTCGGGTATTTGTTTTCTTAATATTCCATTGTGATCCTGATGGCTTCGATGGTCTGGAAATAATAATCTGGATGTATCATCGACCTCCTGCCGTCGGCCTCCATCACCTTACGTATGTCCTGTTCGTTCTCGAGTATGTTCTCTGTCATCGCGAGTATCCTCTCTCGAAGTATTCCCAACTGGATAGGATCTAAGGAATTGATCATCTTCGTAAGCGCCTGTTTGTTTGTCAGTGTCTTTGTTGCCATGTTGTTTGTTTTTTAGTGTGATGTAAAAGTACGACAAAGTTTTGATACTTGGAACTTATTTTTCATATATTTGTTTTGCTGATGCGTGATGATGAAATAAATGTGATAAAAAGTTACCTGCTTTCAGATTTTTGTCGTACATTTGCTCTACACTAAACAACTAAAAGATATGACAAAAACGATCGAGATGGATTGCATTCCATTCACAGGCAACGAAAAAGAAGATCAAAAGTTCTGGGGTCTTTTGGAGAAGAGAAACATATTACTGAACGTTTTAAATTGGTGTGGACCAGGTGGGGGAAATCCGGTGGTACAGTTTACAGGCACAGATGAAGATCTCCGTTATATGTTGGCCGAGATATTCTATGCCGATGAGGACGATATGGCGATGTATATGGGAGAAGAATAAATTATGAAAACAAATACCTGATGCTTTTGTTTTAAGTGTCAGGTATTTTTCCTACTTTTACATCACACTAAACAACTAACGGTTATGACAACAACA